ACCCACTGCGAGCCGTCCCAAATGTGATGGCCGATCCGGGGCTCCCCATCCGCAGCGGTTTGCAGGGTGCCGGTCGCATCGACATAGGTGGCCGTGCCAGTGCGGGCGAAGGTTAGGGCCGTGTCGAAGGGGGTGGACACAGACTCCAGCCGGTAGTGATCCCGCGCGAAGTCAAATGTCGAACCGGGGGAAAGCCCCCCAACGGCATAACCAGGCCCCGACCTGCGCCGACGCCGGATATGTGCGGCAGAGATCATCATGTCAGCCCCGCAGGCAAACGGTGACGGTCACGCTGTCGCTTGAACCGGACGTGGGCGCAGGCCGGATATAGCGCGCGGCGGTCGAGAAGTCCTTGCCGCCCGCAGAAGTGAGGGCAATCGTCGCGCCGTCCGTGTCGGGGAGCGCAAACCAGTTCGACCCGTCATTGCTGCCCTGGAGCGCAACGGACGTGCCGTTGGCGAACGTGCCGGTTGCCTGCACGCATCCGACGATGCCTTGGGTGCCCTGCGGTTCAAACGGGTTTCCGGTGTCGTCGGTGGCCATGCTGGCCCACGTCACAACGGTGAGGTTGCCGCCGCTGGTCGTTTCGGTAAAGGAAATAACAGCCATGACGGCCTCCTAGAATGTTCCGGTCCAGTTGCGCAGCGCCGAGAACTCGCCGTCCATCAGCTTGCGCTTGATCACTTGGTCGCGCGCCTCGACATCATGCCAAGCCACGCCCGCTTCCTTGAGCCACTGGCTCACCATCCACCCCGGAACGGTGCCGACATGGCGGCTCTCGCCCATGCCCTTGACGCCCGCGTCACGAAACCCGCGCAGGCGCTCAAGTGTAGGCGTCGGGTCAAACGTCCGCTTGTGGATGATCTTGTCATCTTCTTGGATGAACTGTTCGCCGATTTTCACGCGCCGCCCTCCAAATTTTGAAGGATGGGGCGACCGAAGCCGCCCCGATCCAAGGTTAGCTGACCGCAGCCGAGAACGGCGTGGCCTCGGTGCCGGACGCTTCGGACGTGACCTGCACGGCCCAGGTATCGGCGGCGATGTCGTCGCAGATCACGCGCCAGCCCTTGAGGCCACCCTGCGTGTCACCATCCAGCGTGATGGTGTCGCTGGTCGCGGCGGTGTAGAAGCACGAAGCCCCGGCGCTATCGTTGCCGAGGTAGGCCACACCGGCCATAGTGTCATCGCCGGTCACTTGAATGACCTGATCGCCGGTCGCGTCAACCGCACCGATGAACTCATACCGCGCACCGGAGCCGGTGGCGGCAGGCAGGGTCAGGGTCGCGCCAGCGGCACGGTTCACGACAGTGCGAACGCCCGCGTGGACATTCTCATCGACAGTCACCGTGGCCGCAGTTTCGGTCGCGATCCCAAAAGTCTTGATGTTGGGGGATGCCATTTCTCTGGTCCTTTCCAGTAGGATGTGGAAGGGCGGGCCACTACAGCCCGCCTGCCAGCCTTAGCTGGTGGTGTTGTCGAACACAGCGCCAGAGGCGGCTTCGTTCTTGCTGCACAGCGTCAGTTCGGTGATGACCTGCCGCTTTTCGTTGTCGCCGGTCGTGGCAAGCTGGCTGTTCCGGGTGCCGCGCAAAACGCCGACCGCCCACATGTCATCCTGTGCGATGATCACGTCGCGCGAACGGTTTTCGCGGGACATCTGGAACGAGACGGTGCCCCAGGGCGTGACATAGACATCCATGTCATTGCTGACATAGGTCACGCCGTTCCGGCCCCCGCGCGGCACCTGGACGGTGGAACGCTGGTTGTTGTTGCCGGTGAAGCCCAGAGCCTTGTTCATCTGGAACGAGGACAGGTAGACCGTCTGCGGCTTGCCGCCGCTGTCCCAGATCGACTGCATGGTCGCATCGAACCGCGTTTGCGAGAACGCAACCGGGGTGCCGTCATCGGTTCGCGCGTCGGTGCCGTCTCCGGTCGGGTCCGCGCCCGAGTTGCCGCTTTCGAACGTGGTGTTGGTCGCCAGCCATGCCGGAACGCCTGCGAGCTTGCGAACGCCGCCGTTGCTGGCCCCGCTGTCACGCGCTTGGTTCAGGAACAATGCCCGCTCAATGTCGAGCTTCTGCTCCTTCGCCACCTTCATGACCTGATAGGCCATTTCACGCCCGCGCCCGGCTTTGTCAAGGCCGGTATCGGTGCCCGGAATGCTCACGGCATTCTTGAAGATTTGCGTGTAGTTCCCGAGGCGGGTGGTCGCGGTCCGGGCTTCGGCGACGGTGTCGTCGCCTTCCGGATGCGCGTTGTCCGCCGAAGCGCGCAGGGCATCGGTCTGCCACTCGTGCAGAGTGTTCGACGCGCTGACCTTGGCGCAGCGGGAATAGAACGGGGTTTCGTCCGGCGAAATGTCGTAGATTGCATCCTGCAGGTCTTCCTTGATCCCCTTCACATCGTAGGAGTCAAGGGTGTTGGTAGGTTGTGCCATTGGCTCAGTCCTTTGAATCAGTTTCCATGATCAGCGACACGGCATCATCCAGACGCCCGGTCTGCTTCAGCTTTTGCCGCTGTTTCTCACGCTGCTGCTGGGCACTTGTTCGCGGCTTTTTCGCCCCTGGACGCAAGGGCGGGCGGGCCTTCTTGGCCTTTTCCGATACCTTGTCCTTGGACGCCATCAACTCCCGATAACGCCGCGCATCGTCCAGAACCCGGACGTGCCGCGCATCCACGATGTTGTTGAGTTCGTCTTCCGAGAACCCGTAGACATCGCGTGCAGTCTTGACGATTGCCCCTTTGACCTCGCGTGCCTTGTCGGCGTCCGCAAAGTCGGGGATTGCCTGTTTCAGGGCTTCAGCCTGCTCGGCAAGGAATGCCTGACGGGCATCGGCTTCGGCGGCTTGCTGCTGCTGCGTAAGCTGCTGCAGTTGCCCCTGTTTCGCCTGAAACGACTGCATCTCCCGCTGATATTCGGCCTGCGCCTGCATATACCCCACAGGGTCTTGCTGGATCATGGCCTCATCGGGAGGGGTCGGCGGCGTCAAGCCGCCTTGTTGGAGTTGCTGGGCGAGTTGCACCAGCGCGTTGCGCTCGGCCTGGAGGGTCTGCTGTTGTTCCTCGACCGCCTTCTTGGCCTCGGCAGCTTCCTTCATGCCCTTCTGGATGTATGCCTGACCCGAAAAGGACCGCTTTAGATCGTCCAGGGTTACAGCGACCTCCTCACCGTCTACCTTGACAGTGATCCGGTCGGACTGGTCCTCTTGATCGGCGTCCGTTTCTTCGTCGTCTTCATCCTGTTCCGCGTCACCCGCTTCTGCCTCGTCTTCGTCGGCGTCTTCGACTTCTGCGGTGTCCTCGGCTTCATCCGTTTCGGTCTCGTTTTCTTGAGGTGCCTCTACGGCTTCGGCTTCGGTTTCTTCCTGCTCCTGCTCGGGAGCCTCCTCGGGGGCCAGCAGGCTTTCCGCCGCCGCCTCCATGGTGGTCGGTTCAGTCGCTTCCACGGTGCTGACCTTTCTTGTCTGCGTAGACTTTGCCGCCGGTCCACGCCCGCAGCTTTCCGTCCACTTTGCTCAATGCACGCAAGAGCGCGTGCGCCTCCTCGCGCGTTGCGGTGTCACCCGCCGCGCTGTTCACGAATGCCGACAGGGCGTCTTCGCGAATTTCTGACATGACAGCCTTGAACCCCTCGTCCGCGTTCAAGCGGGCGGCGACGGCTGCCTTCTCGTTTGTGTTCATTGCTGCCCGTAATCCCTCGGAGCTGCCTGCGCAGCGCGCACGGCCTCCACATCAACAGACGTGCCGTATTGGCCCATGATTTTGGCGACTTCGATGGCAAGCTCCTGCACCAGCCTGTCGCGGGACAGGTCATCTTCCATGCCCATTTCAGCGCGCTTCCGCTGCTCCTCGGCCATGGCCTTCTGGCCCTCAAGCTGCAGCTTGGCCATGTCGGTCTGCATCCGGCTCTGCGTCTTCATTTGTTCGGCTTGCAGGAACGCCGCATTGGGGTCGCTGCCCTGCTGTGCGCCTTGCGCCGCTTGTGCGGCTTGGGCCAGAAGCATCTGTTCCTGCTCCGGCGTCATCGGATTGAAATACCGATCCGCGTTTTGGATGCCGCCCATCTTCAAGATGTCCGCGAGCGTGTTCCTGATCTGCGTCATGGACACCAGCCCGTTGCCCGGCCCGTAGGCCTGCCAGATGCTCATCTGGTGCTGCAGGGTTTCGCGCAGAACCATTTCGCGCTCCACCTCGCCGCCGGTCCCTAGGCCCACGTTGGCCACGAGGTCCATGTCGGCCTTCCAAGAACGCGGGTCCACCGGAACAAACTCGCCGTTGAGGCGCATCATCGTTTCGGCGTCAGCGTGCTGCCGCACGAGGTTCGCCATGATGCGGAACAGGTCGCACATGCCGCCTTCGGCAAGGTTGCGCGCCACAAGCTCCACCTGCCCGGTGGATGCCTGCGTCATGGCGTTCACGCCCGCCGCCGTGGTGTTCTGCAGGGCGTCGGGGTCAAGCCCCATGGACGCGCGGCCCACGCCGGTCTTGCCCTCGATCACCTCATCGAAATACTGCATCGCGGGCAGCGTCTGCCCGGCAGAGAACGGAACGACATTCCAGCGGATCGCGTCCATGGACCGAACCCGGCGAACCGCGCCGACCTCGTTATTGAGAACATCCTCCATGTTCACCTGGTCTTCGATCACGTCAGCCGTGGGCGAATTGCTTAGGGCGATGTTGTCAAGCATTCCCCGCAACATGCTGGTCGCTGTGTCTTGCTCATCCTCGATGACCTCGACCAAGGACCGCCCGTAGAAGGTATGCGGCTCAGGATCGACCGCGAACGCCGCATAGGGCTTTTGGTCACAGAGGTCGTAATCCAGAACGTGATACTCGGACCCGACGCAAAGGAAGCGATACATCTGCGGGATGCCCGTGCCCTCAATGTCAACCGCCATGTAGGCTTCGGTCGTCAGCACCTTCCATGATGTCGGGTCAGAACTGGATTCGTCCTGGTCCCATCCGCTATGGCCCTGACGTTCTAGATCGGCCTCTTGCTGCTCGGCGCTATCTTCGTCGCCAGCATACTTGATGACCTCGGCGTAATCGTAGCCCATTGCCACCAGATCGCCCACGCGGGTATCATCGGACTGGTCTCCGACAATGTAAGCGTTTTCGACCGTCTCGGCCTCGGCGTTGATAAAGAAGTTCTCCGGGGCAACCCCGATGATGCGGATTTCCCCGCTTTCCTCTGTCTTCGACACCTTCGCGTTGTGCAGGGACACCACCGCCGGGCCTTGCTCTGATTCCAGCACGTCAGAGTATTCTTCGTGCTCCAAGATCGTTATGTCATCGTCGCCCGCGACAAGCGCAAACTCGTCATCCGTCAGGCCCGTGTATTCATCCACAACCGTTCGTTGGCGGGTCTCGTGATAGACCTTGACGATGCCGCACTTCTTGATAAGCGCATCATGGATCGCCCCGGAAACTACGCGGTAGCCGCCGCACTGCTGGAATTTCCACTGCGTGTAGGCCGTCGCCTGTTCCGCCGCCTGAACGTCATCCGGCTGCTTCGGGATGAACTCCACCGGCTTGTCGGTCGCAAGGAAGGCCCGCATGAGGGCAGGCTTGATCGCCCGCACAGTATCCCGGCACTTGGTCGCGACAACCTTGGACCGCCCTTCCTCGTGAGCAATGTCCACCTTGCCATTGAAATACCGCTGCGCCTTCTGCCAATCGTCCGAAAGCTCGCTCTCGATGTAGCTCACGGCTTCACGGATGGCAGACGACACAAGGCTGTTGACCTTGCTGCGGTCCATTGGTTCAGGCTTCATGGATACTCCAACGCAAAAACCCCCGCGCATGGCAGGGGTTGCAGGGCACATTGGCCCGGTTTCCGCTTACGCTATTTTTCGCCGCACGTCAAGCGTGTTGACCAAGGCCGCGCAACCTTTATCTTGTGGACATGGCGAAACGATACCCGATGACCCCGCTTCGAAGGGCCGTGATGATTGCTGCGGCAGTCTTGGTTGTTCCGGTCGCACTATCCCACGCCTTCGTCATGGTTGAAGTTGCCCGATCATGGGGCATGGGCTGGGCTTATGCGCTGGTGGTGGCGCAAGTTATTGTGGCTGCAGGACTCGCCGCGTCGTCTGAGACTGACCCGTAAAGAACCCCGCGTTTGCTAGGACACCCGCGACAAATGCCGCCTGCCCGCGCGATAGCTCGCCGCCTTGCGAAACCCTGTTGACATAGTTCAGTGCAGCCTCGGCGGATTGCCCGCGCTGGGCAGTCAGAAAGCGAGCGATTTCCTCTGCCACGCCCTCTTGCCGGAACGCCTGCGCCGCCGGGGTTTCGCCGGTCAGAAGCTGCACAACAGATCGGGACGC